AAGCGCCAGCGGGAAACGAGCAGCCACCAGGCTGACCTTGCCAGCGACAATCAAAAGCACCAATCTCAATCCGCCGCGACAATCAGTTCTCATCCTGATTGACGCGCCGCTCTCATCCAGATCGTCGCGCTACACTCCCAACTGCAAAACGTCGCCCGGTGGGATAACGGAAAGACCTGACGGCCTCTAGTTCGCTCAGGTCGACTAGCTCGCTGGCAGACGCTCGATGCCAAGGTGAGGCTTTGCCGCCCCCCAGCTGAGGCAACGCACCGCGTTTAAACAAAATCAACCGGACTGTGCTTTGATTCCGTCATGACGGAACGATCGCTACAACGCAGTGTCGCGGAGCCCCCCTGGAGGGGGCATTCAAATACCATTACGGCCATTGTCAACGCCGGTTGAACTCTGACCCACTTTTGCTTCGAGCGCCGATCGTAATCTGACCCGCTTGTGCTGCGCTGGAGGGGTGGGCATGCCCAGCCCTCCAGCGCGATCATGTCGTTTCCGACGCCAGCTTCGGCTTGGCCATGATGCCGGCGCGCCGCTTGTCCTTCAGCCGGTAGCTCTCGCCCTGGATCGTCACCACGGTCGAGTGATGGAGGACACGGTCGAGCATGGCTGCGGTGAGCACCGCGTCGCCCGCGAAGGCCTGGTCCCATGAGCCGAAGGTGAGGTTCGAGGTCAGGACCATGGCGCCACGCTCGTAGCGCTTGGCCACGACCTGGAAGAACAGGTTCGCCTGCTCGCGGCCCAGCGGCAGGTAGCCGATCTCGTCCACGACCAGCAGCTTGTAGACGTTCACCGTGCGGTGCATCGCCTCCTTCAGCCGCCCCTGGCGCTGCGCTGTCTCGAGCGTCATCACCAGGTCGGCGGCCGAGGTGAAGCGCACCTTCCAGCCGCGTTGGGTGGCGAGGTAGCCAAGCGCGATCGCCAGATGCGTCTTGCCCACACCGGAAGGCCCCAGGAACACGACGTTCTCGGCGCGCTCGACGAAGGCGAGGCTTGCGAGCTCCTGGATCTGTTGGCGCGGCGCGCCGACCGCGAAGGTGAAGTCGTAGCCGTCGAGTGTCTTCAGCGTGGGGAAGCCCGCGACGCGCGCCGCCATCTCGCGGGCCCGGGCGCGCCTGGCGTCGCGCTCGCCCTTCAGCGCCGCCTCGAGGAAGTCCACGAACGACGCCTCCTTCAACGCCGCATCCTGCGCGAAGGCGCCGTAGAGGCCCGGCATCGCGGCGAGCTTCAACTCGGCGCACAGCTCGGCGATGCGCTGGTGCTGCAGGTCGCTCATGACAGCGCTCCCGCGAAGGCGTCGTAGGACGAGAGCGGATGCTGCAGCCCGACGATGGGGCGCGGCATGGACTTGCCGGCCGCCGGCGCCCTCAAGCTGCGCCCGCCGTAGAGCGGCGGCACGGAGAGGAGCCGGGGCCTCTCGGTCTCCAGCCGCTCAATGGGGACAGCGCCGGTGGTGGCATGCAGCCTCGCGTTGGCGACCTCGCGCAACCAACGTCCCACCATGATGTTCGCGCTCTCGCGATCGACCGTCAGTCCCTCCTGCGCCAGACGGCTGGCGAAAGGTACGTAGAAGCTCGACCGCAGATACCGGATGAAGCGCTCGACCTTGCCTTTGGTCTGCGCCCTGTAGGGCTGGCACAGTCGGGGCTGGAAGCCGCAGTGGCGGGCGAAGTCGAGGAAGCCGGGATGGAAGCGGTGACGCCCCCGGCCGTAGCCGTCGCGCTCTACCACGACGGTGCGCATGTTGTCGTACAGCACTTCGCGCGCCACGCCGCCGAAGGCCATGAAGGCGTTCTCGTGCGCCGCGATCAGCGTCTCCACCCGCTCGTCGACGACGAACTCCACATAGGCCGCGCGGCTCCAGCCTAAGGTCGCCACGAAGGCCGAGAGCCGATCGGGGCCGCGCCGGAACGTGGCCCAGTCGACCTGCATCTGCCCGCCCGGCGCTGTCTCGAAGCGGACCACCGGAGCATCGACCGCGACCGGGCGCAACGCTGCGATGAAGTCCTTGAGGCGCGTGTAACCGCCCGTGTAGCCCCGCTCCTGCAACTCGGCCAGCAGCACCTTCGCCGGGATCGTCTCCGGCGCCGCTGCACCACGCCGCTCGATCACGTAAAGCTTGAACGGATCGAGCTTCGTCGCCCGCGCCGGCCGCGCCTTGTAACGCGTCGCTTCGTCGTCGCGCAGATAGCGACGCACCGTGTTGCGCGACAGACCCGTCTCGCGCGCGATCTCCCGCACGCCCTTCCCATGCCGATGCAAGACCCGGATCTCCAACGCCGCCTCCGCTCCAACCATCCCCAGGCCCTCCATCATGGAGAGCTAGCCTAGACGGTGGGTCAGGGTTCAATCGGCACGTGGGTCAGTTTTGCACCGGCAGCTACAACGGCGCCCTGGCAGCCGACCCCAGCTGCTGGCGCTGCTGCGCGACCTACTGCAGAACCACAAGTGTGTCACACACGTCTTGGATAAGCGCTATATGCTGATCCTGATGTTCTGCGACTATGCGGTAGAGCCTTGGTACTATGAGCGCGGGGTCGACTTCTATGCGGACGGTCAGAACTACGCGATGGGATCGCTGCTGAGCGTCGTGGGACCGACTATGCTGGGGGTTGAGCCATTCGAGGCCATGCTGGCGGCATTCCAGAGCGCGATGAAAGAGAAGAGCCCCGACAGTCTCAACGCCCTCGTCGGCGCGGCGCGCCGTACCAATTGGCAGGAATTGCCCGAGGCGATTGGGCCTCTGGCGAGGGATGCGTGCCCGGACTGCTTGAGAGCTATCGCCACGCCGGGCGTCTCGACCGATGTCGCCATAGTGGTCATGCAGGCGTTGATCAGCCGGATGGAGGTCATGGCTGACGGCCCCTATCGCGTTGAGCACGACGAGTCGAAAAATCTCGCCACCTACAATGACCTACTTCAGGCTTTCATCGCTCACACCGATGAAGTTGAACTGCGGCAAACGGCGATCGCAAGTTTCAAGTTCCCTTTGAAGCTGACAGAGGTGACACAGGTCAACTCCAAGACCAGCCCGGCCATCCAGTTGGCGGACGTCATGATCGGTGCCGCGCTGGAGGCGGGGAACATCATGATTGGCCAGTGCACGGATGGCATTGATCCAGACGCCCTACTGTCTCTCTTCAAGGATGATCAATTGATCCACATGCTCCCGGACCTTGATTTCGAGGCGCAGAAGGAATTCCGCAAAGGCACTCAGGCGTCAGAGGTCATCGACTATTTCGCTGCGAACTTCGCCTCCAAGGGCAGGGTATCCTGATCGGCTGGGAAGATGCGGAAAGTAGCTAAAGTCCGTGATCGTACCCCTTCGTGAATACAAATCCTCTCTCACGCCCTGATCTCCACCAGCGGGATCGATTGGACGTTCTGCAGGTGGTAGGCCATTGAGACGACCTGCAGCTGGTCGGTGTCGAAGCGCACCGGCACGTCGAAGCGGAAGGTCGCGACGGGTGTTGCAGCTGGAGCAGAGCCGAAGGTGAGCCGCCCTGTGGCGTGATCAATGGTGGGCATCACCACCACGCCATTGACGCGCACCACCACGGAGCCGGCGACCGGACGGGTGATCGTGCGGATCTCCACCACAGGTCCGGACGGATAGCGCTTCACCAGCTGGAACACGGTCGCGCTCACGGCTTGGCATTGCTGGTCGGTGGCTTCGAAGTCGCCCCAATCCCTGAACCGGAAGCCGAAGGCGCGGCCCTTGCGCGAGCGGAAGAAGGCGATCACCTCGGCCATCTGCTCGCGGGTGCGGATGCCGGTCGAGATATCGTAACGGGCTCGCGAGGCCGACCAGTTCTGGTTGCGCTGCTCGAAGCCTGACGCGACCATCACCACATCGGTCGAATATTCCGGCCCACCCGTTGCGCCTCGCGCGATGGCATCCGGGAAGGACACGTCATGGAAGCTCACAGGTTCGCTCTTTCAAAGGTTGCGCCTCGCTCGTTCGAGTGCTGACGCCATTTCCGCCGTGATCTGGCCCTGCGCCCGTCGGAAGGAGCCTGCATCCGGCGTCGTGATGTTGAAGGTCACGACGGTTGGTGCGGCATGATTGCTGCGCTGGTCGTAGGCGGCGGTTTCCTTGCGGTTCAACACCCGCTCGCCGGTTTGCAGAATGGCCGGCACTTCGCCGGGCCGAATGTAGCCGCCGCCATGAAGGCGCGGCGCGTCCGAGAATAGCAGCGCTGGCACGCGGCGACTTGGCCCTCCAGCACCGACAAGGCCGCCTGCGTGATAGATGCCCGCCTCGAACCCCGTCAGCGGGACAACCGGCGTGTTCGATCCGCCAAACAGGCCGGAGAACACTTGCCCGAGAAAGCCACTGCCGGCGTTCAGCGTCGGCGCGTTACCGCCAAACAGGAAGTTCTTGAGCGGATTCATCACGGCAAGCTTGATCAGCTCATTCATGATGTCGTTGATCGCGGACTGGCCAGCGTCCGCCCACGACTTCCAGTCAGTCTTGCCCTGCGCCAGGAGCGTGCCGAACCGGTCGAGCGCCGTGCCGATCGCGCCCTGAAGCGCGCGCTGCACCTGTTCCTGCCGCTGCAACTCGGTGGTGAGCTGCTGCACGCGGACGGCGTTCGCGACAATGGCGCGCCCTTCCTCGCTGGCGAGATCGATGCCGCGCCGTCTCAAGTCCTGCTCGGCGCGGATGGTCGCCAGCACTGTCTCGCGCTGCTGAGCCGATGCGCCGATCAGGCTGATCTGGGTTTCGATCAGCGAGAGTTCCTGCCGTTGGTCCTGTAAGGCCACCTGCGCTTCGGCCTGCCGTTCCAGCGCGAACTGGCGGCGGGCGGCAGCAAGCGCTGCCTGCCCCTCGGCTCCCGCCGGATCGATGCCGCGTTGGCGCAGCGATTGTTCGGCGCGGATCATGGCGATGGCTTCCGAACGGGCCGAGACGCCCTGCTTCAGAAGCTCAACCTCTCGGGCAAGGCCCCGGTTCGTCTGCTCGTAGTCGAATGTCGCCTCGCGCCCCGAGATCGCGCGGCCAAGCTGGTTGAGGCGGCGGACCTGTTCGCGGGACACGCCTGCCTCGGGGCTATCCGGGTCCGCATTCATCCGGCGCAGTTCCTGCTCAAGCCGGAGCTGGGCAAGCCCGTCCTGCCGGGCTGCAGGGCCGCGCCTCACCAGTGCCAGTTCACGTTCGCGCAGCGCCAGCTCATCGCGGCGGCTCTCGATGCCGCGCAGCACGTCGGTGCGGGTCTGCTCGCGGTGAAGCTGCTCGTAGGCTTCGCGCGTCCGGTCGATGATGCGCCCGAGCTTTTCCTTGGCCTCACCCTCGGCAAGGGCCTGCGCGGTCAGAAGCGGACGGATCGCCGCCTCCTGCTGCATGATCTGCTGGGCGCGCTGGGAATTGGCCGCGCCGCTCGCCATCACCTCATTGGCGCGCCGCTGCGCCTCGGCCTGCCGGGTGAGGTCCGACACCTGCCGTGCGGCTTCGACCGCCTGCTCGGCGATCCGCTCGCGCATGGCCTGACGGGCGCGGGCGTCCGCATCAATGCCCTCACGGGCTTGATCGACAAGCCCTTGTCTCCGCGCCTCCGCCCGCTGGGCCGCCTCGGCGCTTTCGAGATAGGCTTCGGCCAGCGACAGCGTGGCGCGGATTGAGATTTCCGTGGCGGAGGTCTGTTCGACGATGGCCTTGGTCGCCGCATCCACCGACGGGCGATAGCGTGCCAGTTCCGTGACCACCCGGCGATATGCGCCTTCGACTTGCTCCACATCGGCAAGGCGGCTTTTCACCAGCGGATCGGCGAGCGCCGTCCGCAAGGCCGCTTCCTGCGATCTGAGGCGTTCGATCTCGCGCGCGCCCGGCATGATGTCCCGGGCGGTTTCGCCTGCCCGGACGGAGCGCTCATTGGCGCGGGCTTCTTCCGCGATGCGGCGCGTGCGCTCCTGGCTATCGTTCAGCTGCCGCTCAAGCTCGGCGATGCGGCGCTCGACCTGAGGCAGCATGAGCGGCACGTCATTGCCGCGCACATTGGCCTGAAGGCGCTCACGCTGCCAACGCAGCAGGTCAAGCTCTTCCGTCGGCGTTCGCCCATCGACGGCGCGGTCCACAGCCTTGCCGAGTGCATCAAAAGCGTTCGAGGCCGAGCGTCCGACGAACTGCCAGGCCCGCCCGAGTGCATTGGTGGCCTGTTCGGCGTCGGCAAGCGCAGGCGCCAGCGCCGCCAGGATGACCCGCTGCGCCTCCGACCGGTTGTTCTGATCGGTAAGCGAGCGGACATAGGCGCGGGTGCGGTCATCGAGGAACCGGATGCGCTCGTTAAGATCATCCGCGCCGCGCACGGGATCGGCGAGCGCACGGGCGAGTTCATCGCTGGCCTGCTTGGCATCAACGCCAAGCGTCACGCCAAGATTGCGCGAGACGGCGATGGCGCGGCCCATCTCGTCCGCGCCGATCTTGCCGGTGCGCAGGAACGCGACCTGCATCTCGCGGGCCGACGACACCGAGACCTTGCCGGCATCTGCGGAAGATTGCGCGACCAGTTCGAGCTGGGCGGCAGTCGCGCCGGATGCGCGGCCCATGCCCGCAAGCGCGGTGGACACAGCGCGGGTCGAGGCATCATTGGCGAACCACGCCGCCGTCAGCACGCCAACCGAGACCGCCACACCCGCGATGATGCCGCCGACAACGCCGATGGCGGAGCCGAGCGTCATGATGGTGCCGCGCAAGCCACCAAAGGCCTGCGTCACCTGTCCGCCCTGCTGCATCAGGATGGTCATCGGCGACATGCCGGTGGACATCGACGCGATCACGTCGTTCACCGTGTACTGAAGCGTCAGGACCTGCTGGGTCGTGAGCTTCGAGTTCGCGCCAACGCCCCTGATCGCCTGCGCGGTCTGGTCGAAGCGGGTTTTCGCCAGCGCGTTCGCTGCTGCCTGCTCAGCGGTGGTGATCGCGCCAGCCTTGGCGAGCACGGCGTGTTCAGTAAGCTCGGCGTTTAGCCGGTCCTGCGCCGCCGCGAGCGGATCGATGGCTGCGCGCAATGCCTTCGCGCGAGCCTCGTAGCGTTCCGCCTCCCTTGCGGCCTGTTCGAACACTTCCGCCGAGGCGCGCGCCGAACCTGCCACCTGGCGATCAACGCCCAGAACCTGATTGAACCGCCCCTGCGCTGCATCTGCCTGTGCCGCCATGCGGGCGGCCTCAGCCAGGCGTTTGAACCGCGCGGTCTCGCGATCGGTCGCCGCTCCCGTCTTCTCAAGCGCCCGATCTACCTGCCCGAATGCCTGCGTTCCGGCCTGTCCGACCTCCTCGAATGCGCGCTTGACCTCCGCCTTGCCTTCGACTCCGAGGCGGATCGAGACATTGGTGGTGGACATGGGCGGGTTTACTCAATCGCGGTTAGAACGGGCAGCGTCGCGGCCATAGGCAGCCACGATGATGGGCTCGATCTCGGGAAGGATATCGGCCAGCAAGGGCGAGGACGCGTCCATGGCCTGCGCCAGTGCAAAGACCGCAGCGAAGTCGATGGCGTAGACGCCGCCAATCACGGCGCGCACTTGGCCAGCGCACCGGCGGATGACCTCCCAAGCGAGAAGGCCCTCAGATGTAACGGGTGCGTTCTCGACATAGGCGCAGCCCTCGCAGCGGCTCGGGCACGCGGCGCAGTAGCCATCGCCGCCCTCGAAGTGCCAGCGAGCGAGGGCGATCAGACGTTTTTTTCGTCAAGCCTCGTCAAGGCCGGGCCGACATAGAGCCGGTCGATGGCGTCGAAGGCGGGCCAGATCTCAAGTAGCTGATCGATGGTGCCAGGCGTGGGATCAACCGGCTTGCCAGCCGCGTCGCCAACGCCCTCCCACGCCGCAATGCCGCTCCGGGCCAGTGAGCGCGTGAAAGCCGCGCCAGCCGCTACCGTGCTGGCGCGGTCGAGTGGCGCTGCGCCATCAACCTTGGCGGCGTCCGACAGCGTGTCGGCAGCGGATGAGCGGGCAATCAGCATGTCGGCGACCGAGATCGGCCGGAACTGGATGCGCACGCCCGGCAGGATATCGAGCCAGAACGGATCGCGGGAGGGTGTCGAAAGCTTGAGCATGGATAACTCCTGTTATGGGGGGGTCAGTAGGACGCGACGTCATTGGTGAGGACGCAGGTCGCGGCGCGGTTCAGCACCGGATCGATCGCGGCCTGGAAGGCGAACGGGGCCTGCACCCCGCCCGGTCCCTGGATCTGCCTGTCGCCACGCGGCAGGAAGACCCGGTGCGCTGTCCAGACCAGCGATGTGCTCGCGCCAGCCGCCCAGCGGAACTGAAGCTCGCACGGCAGGCGGTTGGTGGCCTGATCAAGCAGCACGCGATCCTCGAAGCGCGTGGTGATGTTGCCGGTCAGCGCGATGATGCCCGGATCGGCATCGGCAATGCGCCCGTCGCTTCGGATCACCTCGACCGCCTCGAGGTTGTTCGAATAGGTCAGTTCCGCCGAGATCACGTTGCCAAGCGCCACGTTGTTGCGCCGGACCTCGCCCTGGAACTGGCCGAAGCGCTCCAGCACGAACTCGGACAGCGTGCCTGCCTGCGCTGTCGCTGCAATGGTCTCGCCCTGCGCCATGATGTTGAGCGAGGCGGTCAGCAGCCCGGATCGCTGCGCCTGCACCTGAAAACTGTTGACGCGCGCGCCGTAGTTCATGCCGAAGAAGGGCACGTCGGGAAGCTGCACCTCGATCGACATCGATGGCAGCGCTTGCGCGCCCGAGAACCATGTGTGCGTGTTGGCGCCGCCCGACAGCGTTGGACCGGACAAGGTGGCGCGCACGGGTGCGTTCGTCGCCAGTGTGCGCGCATTGCCGCCCGGTCCCAGCGCCTTTGCCGTCAGCGTGACAACCGTACCGACCGCAGCCGCAGCGACGTTCGCACTCGGATTGATGATCGCGGCCAGCGCCGTGGCGGTCAGTGCCGCCGTGCCGCCGATGTTAAACTGCTGGCCGGTCGCGCCGGAAGCGACCGCCGTGTAGGCCGTGCCATCGACCGTCACGGTGTCGTTGACCAGAAGGTTCGCGGTCAGCGTGATCGTGCCGGTGGCCGCGTTCGCAGCGACCGTCGTCGGCGCGCCCATCAGGCCGCGCAGCCAGACGCCGATGTTGCGCGTATCCACGGGAACGACAATGTCGCCCATGTTGGTGATCACGTCATAGACCGGCGCCAGCGGCTCACGGCCAAAGCCGAGAAGCTCGCTGGCAATCAGGCCCTGTTCCTCGCCAAGATTGGCGGAGGCGAACGGCATGCGGCGAAAGCCGGTACCGGGCGGTGTGCCGTAGGTGCTTTCGAACACGGCGGCGAGAGCCGCGTTCACGCCACGTGCGCGAGGCATGGGTCTTTCTCCTTGTGGTTCAGTTGCGACGGACCGATCAGGGCCGAAACGCCGCCGCTTAGTTCCAAAGGTCCGAGCGCAGTCGAGGGACCGCCACTCAATTCAAAGGATCGGCAGTGGCGTAGGTCGCGACGATCACGAAATCGGCGAAGCGGCCTGCCTGACTGCCCGTGGTCTCGATATCTTCGGAGGACGGAGCCTCAGCTTCGATCCAGTCGACCAGCCCGCCGAGCCTTCGGTTGGCGACGATCGCCGCACCGATAGCGGCCAGCATCTCGTCGACCACCTGCTCGCGCGTCAGCGTCGCGCTCTCGAAAGCGGCGATTTCGACGGGAATGCGGTGGGTGTAGAGATAGGAGACCGGCGAGAGCGTGACGTCGGGCTCGCCAGGATCGCCATCGCGGATCACGACCAGCCCTCCCGGCGGAATGCGCTCGGGCTTGGCGAGGTTGCGTTTCACTTCCGCGCCCGGCAAGGCGGCGGCGACAAGCGTCTTCACCGCGCCAAGGACGGTTTCGCGTTTCGAGGGCATGGAAGATGAGCCTTCAGGATCGCGGCCAGTGCCGCGCGATCAGCATCGGCACGCGGGCGGCCTGCCGGTTTGCGATCACCACGATGTTGAGTCGCTTGCGCAGCGTGACCTGGGGTACCAGCAAGAATACGACGACCGTTGAGTGACCGGTCTTTCGCCTGTTCGCTGCCGCGAGCCCTCTTGTGTTCAGACGGGCGCTATCGGCGACGAGCAGCGAAGGGCCGCGCTTCCGATAGACAAAGCGCAGCCGCATGCCGGTGCGCCGCTCCCATCCGCCGGGCGTGATGCGCGCCATGCGCCCGTTCTGTCCCCGCCCGCGCGCCCCAGCAGCTGGTGTCGGGATTGCCAGCCAGAAACCCCGCACTGAGCGGATGGTGACGCCCCGGTCAAAGGCATCGACGATCTTCGGCGCACGCGACCAGACATAGGCTGCGGCTTCCGTGCTCTCGCCGACCTCGGGGAAAACCTTTCCGCGCCATGTCCGCGCGAGGCGTTCACCAAGCCCGGCCGCTACCACATCGTCGCGCAAGCGCTCCTTCAACTCTGTCGAAGCATCTCGCATCCCCGAGGTGATCGCGCGCTCGATGTCGTGCTTCGTGCCGGCCAGCGCCTTGCGCATGTCGGGACGTTCAATGCTGAAGCGCATGGGATCAGACCTTCACAGCCTCGCAGGTGAGAATGAGCCCCAGGGGATCGGATGCGGGCGTCCCGATGATCCGATACGTGTCCGCACCGATCATGACGAGATCGCCTTCGTCGATTGCCGTGCCTTCCGTCCTGCGCAGGTCGAGCAGAACGGTCGCCATCAAGGCGCGGGACGAGCCAAACTCGACCACGGCGTCCGGACGGCGGCGGATGACGCGCAAAGTGACACCAGAGCCAACACCGCCTGCTTGCCATAGCGCAGGCTCGCCAAGGTTCGGGTCCGCGAACAGAGAATCGAGCGCAGCACGAAACACATCCACGAATTTTCCTTTCCTTAGGAAGTTTAATGTCATATAATTTCTTCAGAAAGGAGATTCACATGACGATCCTTCCATCAGCCGCCGCCCGCCCGGAAGCAGGCGCGGTCGTCACCAAGGCTGTTGTTCGCGCCGCGGATCAGCTGGGCGTGACCGCCCGGATCCTTGCCACCGTGATCGGGGTCAGCGAGGCGACGGTCTCGCGCATGAAGCGCGGTGAATTCGGTCTTGAGCCTGGCACGAAGCCGTTCGAGCTGGCGGTTCTCTTCGTGCGCCTGTTCCGGTCCCTCGACGCGATTGCGGGAGGCGACGACAGGGTCGCGGCAAGCTGGCTCGTCAATCCCAACACTGTCCTCGACGCCCGGCCGATCGAGAAGCTGCAAACCGTGAGCGGACTCGTCGATGTCATCGCCTACCTGGACGCGCGTCGCGCTCTCGTCTGAGTTCCGTGGCTTCGACGGTGCGTGCTGGCGTCTCGTCGAGGCCCAGCATCGCGTCTCGACACTGAAACTGACCGACACGCTTGCTGAACAGGCCTTGCTCGAAGACCTGATCGAACAGACGAAACCCGCGATGCCGCCGGACTGTCGCCATCTCGATTTCCTGCTGGCGACGCCGTTCCGATATGGCGCGATCTATCCGACAGGGTCCCGCTTTCGGCGCGCAGGGCGCACGCTTGGCGTCTACTACGCGGCGGAACACCCAAAGACCGCCGTTGCCGAGATGGCGTTCTACCGGCTCCTGTTCTTTGCCGAGTCGCCCGCCACGCCCTGGCCGTCTGACGCGGCAGAATACACAGCGTTCTCGGCTGCGGTATCGACCGGACAGTTGCTCGATCTGACGAGCGAGCCTCTGTTGCAAGACAGCGTCCTCTGGACGGCTCTCAACGACTACGGTCCCTGCCAGGCTTTCGCTGACACCGCCCGAGCGGCCGATACTGACGTGATCCGCTACCAGTCGGTCCGCGATCCGGATCGAGGCGCAAATCTCGCGATCCTGATGTGCCGCGCCTTCGCAATGCCCGCACCGGTCGACCGGCAGATTCTTGAACGGCAGACCTGGCGCATCCGCTTGAGCCCGTCGGGTGTGCAGGCCCTGTGCGAGTTCCCTCGGCAGGGTCTTGAGTTTCCGCGTGGAACCTTCGCTGCCGATCCGAGGGTAGCGGCTCTGAACTGGGACCGGGGCGACCTTTAGGCCACGCCGTTCAGCCGGACGCGGCCAATCGTGTCGTTGACGCCGCCTGCCACCGGCTCGATTGCAGCGCCGATCAGGGTGTTCGATGCGACCACGGTCGTTGCGAGGCGGGCGGTGTTGTCCCAGAAGATGCGCACGCCGACGGCCCATGCCTGGGACGGGGCCTTGCGCAGATCGACCACGCCTTCGGTGAGGGTTTCGACCTCGGCGTTGATGGCCGCCGACCCGGTCGCGATGCCGAAGATCGCGCCGACCAGCAGTCCGTCGCCGGAGGCCACGGCATAGGGGGCGGGAAGCGTGATGGTGTTGCCGGGCTGGATATAGCTGCGCATGGGAATTCTCCGAAAGGGTAAGGTGATGGGGAACGATTGCGGCTGCGATTACGCGCCGGGATTGCGGTAGAGGCCGCGCCAGTCGATGGCTTTCGCGCCGAAATCGAGCCGGCACTTGATCTCGACGCCGTCGACATCGAAGCCGTTGCGCGTCTCGATGTAGGCTCCCTGCTGTCCTTCGAGATAGGCGTACTCAATGGTGTCGATCTGGGCGGGGTTTGCGGCGAGAAACCAGGCGTTCAGGCTCGCGCCATCAAGCCGAGGCTCGGAGATCGGCGTCAGGGTGCGGATCGAGGTTGGCACCACGTTGCCGGTCTGGGCTGGCACGAGGTTCTGCGCCACCAGTTGCTCGGCAGCGAGTTCGAGCGAG